TCGTTGAGCTCATCCTTTAAAAGTTTATGTAGTAAATTATTAAGCCTTTCCACAACCGCATCCTTTTAAAACATGTTTGTATTTGTTGCACAATCCATTACATGTATGTAAACCATTAAGGATTCGTAGTGCTTCAAAAAAATCTCCTTTCTTTATAAAATATTCTATAACTTTAATTGCTGCTAAAAGAATGCTTGCTTTAGATTCCAAATCTGAATAATTATCACATCCACCTTGGCAATGATTTCTTAGATAATTGTCTATCCGTTCTCTTTCAATTGCGACATAGCATTCAATTAAAGAATAAATCGTAAAAACATATTCATCATAATAAAAACAATTATCTAGCGCATTATATCGAACAAGTTCATAAATCTCATCAAATGAGTCAAAAGCACATTTAAAAGTTTTATTATTTGCTTCATTATCTGCATCTATATAATAAATTTTTCCGTTTTTAGTGCAATAATAAAGTCTTTCGTTAGCAGATGATGGATGATATTGAGTAGGAAGAACTAACTTTTGATAATAATACAATCCGTTTTCAACATGTTCGACTTCAAATGGATTTTTCATTTCATCTAAAGTTTTAGCAACCCTTTCCTCTTTATCAACAGTATAATTAGAATCTCCATATTTTACAGCAACTAAGCGTTGGAGAATAACATGTGAATGGTCTTGATCAAAGTAACCATCACTTATTCAATTTTCGTAAGGTGAATTATCAACAGCTTGAAATGTGTCGTTATAAAATCCAACCTCCATTGTTAATCTACTATCCATATTATACGTCTCTTATTTGGTCATTATAAGGATTACCGTCTCGAATTTGTAATATTTCTGCTTGAAGTTGTTTTTCTTTAACTTCAATCATTTTATCGTTATAATCCTTCTTATCGTTTGCAATCTTATTTTCAATATTAACTCTTTGCTGTTCAATATCAAGTTTTTGCTGATTATTTGTTTGTAATTGCTTTTGAAGTGATTGCAATTGAGAAGTAAGCTGATTCAATTGTTGTTCATACTGTTTTCTTTCAGAAGTCATCTGTTCAACTTGTTGTTGTAACTGTCCAATCAAATTATTTTCAGCTTTCTTTTCGGCAAGTGCTTTCTTGATATAACGCTTCAACTGAGTCATATTTTTTGCAGTAATTATTTCTACAGAATCTTCTGCATCAACCAATCCGCCTTTAACAAATTCAACGTTTATGGCTTGGATCTGTTCACGCATTCTTAAAGTTTCTGAACTATCTGCAATGTGTATATCAAAATCGGTTAACGTATAATATTTTGGAAGGGCTGTAAATATTTTTACTCTATCGCCAAGAACAATAGTTCCAGTAATACCATCTTTATAAACATATTTTGCAAGATTTAATAAATCGTAATTCATTTCTTTGTACATTAAATCCATTGCATGAAAATACTGTTTAGTAAGTAAAGTAGATTGATGAATTCCAACTTTTACATTAGATACTGCGTCTCTTTCAGCAATTTGTCCTAATTTCTCAGCAAATACGCCTGTAATAGATGATGCTTGCGATTCAATGCTTTCAATAGCAATTTGAATAGCTTGAATTGACTGTGCTTTAACAGTATCATCAAATCCATTAAATGTAGTATTTAATAATTGTGCTCCTTCTTGTGAAGAATCATAAAGAGCCATACCATTTTTCTTATAAGCTTGCCATTTCATTATACGTTCCGGCATTTTAACTCCTAAGAATACAGGTAGATGTGCAACATCAATCCAGTCTCCTACAGTTCCACTAGTAGCTATTAAGTTATCTCTACAATAAAGTAAAAGGTCATATTTGTCCTGAATGTCCATTGTAGCTAACATAAGGCTATAAGGCTGTCCATTTTTATCATTAAAGAACATTCCATTAATCGTTAAAGACACATCTTTAGGATTTGTTCTATTCTGAACATAATATTCAGGCTCTCCTGGTGTAATATAGATTCCATCTCCAATTTTTACACCATAATGTAAAACATTTCTACGTTCCCGATTGTCTCATTCAATTCATTCACATTCATAAACAGAAATCATTTCAGAATTAATATGAGTATATTGCCCAGCATCATCCCATGGATAAACTGGGTGAACTTCAAGCCCTGCAAGAATACCTGGTTTTGGTTCATGAGGATTACCAAGAATTGTACCATCATCAGAATATAAAGCACCTGTAGAACGTACTACTATAGCTCTATCTCCTTGATCTCTTCTTGAGAACATTGTTTTTAAGCGATTGATAGCTTCGTTACTTAAATCATCTGCAAATTCACTTAAAATTTGTTCTCTGGTCATTCATCTTCTAATAACAGCTCTTCTTGATTTATTTAAATAAAATTCATTATGATTTCTTTCAATGAATGTATCGAGAGGATTAAGGATTTCCAAATCCATATCATCGCCTTTCTTACGAGTGCGATAATAACAAATTCCTCCGATTAAAAGATCTGTAAATAACTCCTTTGCTTTATTTTTAATATCAATAGCTCTTGAATGTTTAATGTATTCAAGAATGTTTTGTGCAGCGATTTCATAATCGGAAATAAAAGAGTTGTCTATGTCATTTTTAATTCGCTGCATTTCCTTTTCAATAAAAGGATCATTTACAGGTTGTTGATTATTTAAAAGTATATTTACTATTGTATTTTGTAAATATTTTCTTAAAAAATCATATAAAGCTTTATCTATTTTTAATTGTTTATCTCTTAAGATATTTGAGACGGTCTCTTCATCCTTACAAGTGACTTGTAAATCAGGATCAAGTTCGAGATATTCACCAACCAAAACATCTATGTGTTTTTTAATAAGCGGTGTGAATCCAACAGATGTAGGAACTCCGATACCGTAATTTTCCTCAATATGTCTAAATTGTTCGGCATCGCGAATGCCGTGATAATAATTATATGCTTTCTTTAAAGCAATTTTATCATAAACCAAATCGCTTATACACGAATTGATTTTTTCAACTTCTTTTTCCTTTACCATCGTAATTCTAGTCCACCATTACCATCGCATTCAAGGGCTGGAAGTTCTCTTGTAGTCTTCCAATATTTAACTTCATGAAGTCTTCGCTTTTTCATTTCTGTAGCTACAAACCTCTTAAAAGTTTTTTCATCCCCTTCAATACTCATGACTAACGGAACGAGCTCTCTATTTAAATATAAATAAAGCGTCCATATACCATCTTTATGTGAGACTTGCAATTTAGTGATATATTCTCGTTCCGTTACATCATTGATTATTTGTTTAATCTCTTCTTCTATTCCCGTCATCGTGTTTCATATTTATCGGTTGAAGGAATTGCTCCATATTTCATATGTCCATTTTCATCTCTATAATATCCGATATCTTGTCATACGGCTTCAACGTTTACAGTTTTTGTAGGATTAATTCCAAATAGCTCTTCGTCACCAATTTCAGCCATTTCTAAAGCTGCCACAATATCGAATTTACGTTTCTGGCTATAAGTATATTTTAAAAGTTGTTGTAATATTTCAGGATAGTCGATTGTATATCAGTAATCATTTAAGAAATTCTGGATTAACTCCAAACCATGTTTAATAACAGCTTCTGTACCTGGTAAACCTATCAGCTTTTTATTTCCCATCTTTCTAGCTTTATTAGATACTGCAAATTCCGGACGTTTCATTAATCTGTCATCAGCATGTCTTTCTTGTAAGAACTTCTGAATTGATATTTTAGTATATTCAAGCATGGCGTTACAATTGTATCATACCAATAGTTTATGTGCTGTTTCATATGCTTGACGAATATCCTTAGGTCTGTCCTTATAAATAGCTACATATTTTGGATCATCCATTCCTCTAACACGTTTCTTAATAACAATACAAAAATCGGAAACATCATTGTCTGTTGCAGAATCATCTTTACCTTGGTCAATAGAGTCTATTCCAGCTACATAAAGATTTTTATACGTATTCCCTTCATCGTCAACCATTGGAGGTTCAACAACAAGAACGTTTCCGTGAGGTGATTCGTGTCCAATAACTTTCTGATAAGGCTTTTCTGTAGTTTTATCCCACAGAAGTAACATTTTTTGAGGTTCGGTCCAATCCTTTTTAATCATGATTTGAGCCATTCGTGCAGCAATTAATTCTGCATCAAACATATTTTCTCCAGTCTTAGAAAGAGCTTCTTCTGGAGTAAAGCAATGTTCTGCACATTCATCAAGATAATCTTGACCATGAAGCGTTTTACGATAGTCTTCATAGAATTTTTTAAATCTAATGCAATCTGTAACGCCTCTTTTATCAAGATAATCACTAACTAATGCAAACTTATGTGAAGGACAAAAGAAACAAGTTAGTTCTGGATTTCCATCTGTAGAATCATAATTTTTATATGGTAATACTTTTGCGCCACGAGGATTTTTAAACATTGTAGCCAACCCTTCTAGTGCCATATCATCTCCCAATTTGTTATCATACGGCTTTTTATCCGTATTTCTTACACTTCTTAATTCGTGTAAGTTCAGCATATCTTTTCATCCGTTCCGGATGCCGAGCACTCGTGGAGGGATTATATTTATTCACCCTCTATGCGTTACAATATCTCTGAACCTTACGCAATTCCAGAGATTATCTCGGGATTTCCATCTCAGGATTCCCCGATTTTGCTCGATTGTAATGTAGAAGATTCCTCTTCTACACGGCAAAATTTTTATCTACCCGTTCCAAGAAATATCTTTGTGCCGAAATGTTTACCACCTAATTCAACTAAAGAATCTCCTTGAATTCATGATTTGGAAAGAACTGAATTAGATCCAGCTTCTTCAAATACCAATCGGTCTGTACGATCACCACGAATCTTTGAAGGTTTATCAGCTACAATTGTATGTATTTCGGACATCCATCCTATCTCTGCACCTTCTTTTGTTTTCTTAGATGCTCTTTTAGTATCAGCGTTATCTACAACCTGCCGAATATGTCTGAATCCATATGCAAATGTATTCAGCCAGTTCAATTGATACCAACATTTATTCTTTAAAGAGGTTAGTTTAGTATCGTCAAATGCAGTCAATACTACTCGATAGTTAGGATTAGACGTATATGGTCTTACTGACATTGCAGCTGTCATCTCAGACCATCCCAAACCTCTTCCTTTTAAAGCGCCTGCGTTTAAAGCTACTTTTTCAGCCATTTCTACATAATGGAATCATTCATACTGTTTAGATAAAAAACTAGGAAAATTATATTCACGTCCAGTACCAGCTACAGCATCCTCAAGAACAGTCTGCATTCTATAATAATTCAAAAAATAGTAATGGTCTCCAGTGATTCTATATTTTCCAATAGTTAGCCCGTTTTTAATCCTATCCATTTCTCTTGTTCAGAATTTTTTATTAGGCACAGAACCATTAGGAAACTCTGTATATTTTCCAGTAGTCTGAAATTTAATAGCCATTTCTCTAAATGGTGTAGGGTCAAAATCTAAACCCTGATCCATTGTAATAGGACGATACCCTGTAATCTCATAAGACAGTTCTGGATCAAAATATTCAATCTTTTCATCTATAGGGACATCTCACTCTGCATTATTTCGTTTGTGGTGAACTCAGATCTCATCTTTTAGTTCTTGCAAAGCAGATGAATCCATAGAATCAATCTTTTTATTCTTTTCCTCAAATAACTGTCTTATCAAACTTTCTTCATAGTTCTCCGAAAACTTATTTGCATTTTTTAGTATTTTTTCTTTCTTTTCAATCGGAGTTTCAACTAATTTTTTAGCCTTCTTTGGCTTTTCCTTACTTAACAACTTCGGATCTACTATATACCTTGCCATATTATTCCTTAATCGAATAATCCTTGCTCAACATCACCTCTAATCTTAGATTGTGCAGCCAAATCAGTTTTATGCTGTTGTTCCAACTCTTGAAGAGTTGTTCTCATTACACTGATTTGCTTAATTGAATCAAGGATATCCTTTGCTTTATGAATCGGTTTGCCATCAACATCTGTTTCTGTAAAATCAATATTATCCAGATAAACTTGGAATTTATATAAAGTGCGATATGCAACTTTTATTGAAGTCAGAATCGGATCGGCATCCTGCAATTCCTCATATTTCTTATACGCAGCAGCAAAGATCGGGTCTTCTAAGTCTTTTTCTTTAAGACCCGAATCAATTAATGCTGCTTCTTGTCTGTCTTTTATTGGAGATTTAAAATAAGGTGACTTAAAATCAAGAACCAAATAAATATAAGTAAACTCCTTATAAGCTCTAAGTCGTTTCTCTCCAGTTTTATCTTCCTTACATTTATTTCTTTCTGGTTCTCATAAGTCTGCAAACTCTTTAATTAATAATATGGAATAATCGTCTATTTGAAGTGTGTTAGTAACATTATCAAATATAAAGATTTGCATATTTAATCGTTAAACAATCTATTTTTAAGTTTTTCATCATAATCTAATTCTCGAATAGGGACCCCAAACTTATTTATTTTTTCAGTATCACGTCCCCAAGATCCATCCTCATTAGCAGTTCCAAAATTTCCAAAATTACTATTAAATGCTGTTTTCAAACTATCTGTTTGTTGTGGAGTATAATTATCATATATTGGCTTAAAACCTCGTTTAATTGCTTTTTTATACGCTTTATTTGGAACATATTCTCTATGATAGGATTGTGATAATTCTCCAAATGCAGTATTTCAATCTGTATCTCTTACATCACGATAAGATAATCCATTTTCATCTGTAACGATCTCACCAAAATCTGAAGTATTACCACCTCCACCACGATTAAAACTGGATAAAGTGTATCCAGCTCCAGTTTTTCTTTCAGGTGCATCTTTTGGTAAAATGGAGGACTTATATAAAGCAGGCATTCCACCAGGAATTGAATTCTGTCCTTTAACAATACCACCTTTTTGATGTCTGATAGAAGATTCATATCTTAACCTTGCTTCTCTATGTGCTGGAGATTCAGGCCCTATAAACAATGGAGATCCTTCAGGAACCGAATTTCTAACTACATAAGGTTGAAAAATTCTAGTAATAAAGTTTCTTTTGGCCCCGTTTGGATAATGTGTTTTTAATCATTCAGCTTCTGCCTCTTGAGAAGTAATAGATTTATTATCGATTCTTTGAGAAATAGGAATGAATACAGCTTCACCAGTAGGGTTCCAAAGCATTGGGCCATTTACAGTTTGTTCTGCAGCAGGTGCATTAGTAGGTTTTTCTTGTGTTTTGGTAACAGTCTGCTTGTTCTCTGAAGTAGATTCTTTTCTGGTGATTGACTTATTTGCATTTACCATTCTGGAAACAATTGCTTGAACAGCATCATAATTATCCCCTAATGCTTCTCTTCTTTCAGTGCCATTACCATAGTTTCCTCTAATTACAGCTCTAGCAAGATCTTCTAACGCTTGATTTTTAGTCTTAACCTCATTTAATGGTTTAGCAGAAGCAACAACAGGTCTAACTTGCGGAGTTGGAGAACTAATTACAGGTATATTATCATCAGGATTGATTCCAGAAGCCATAATTCTTGCTTGATTACGTAAATCTTTACCACGTAAATCGGAATTTCTCCGAAGTGCATCAAGTGCGTTATAATATGCAGTGGTATATTGAGAATTACTATAACCTTTATTCTGTTTAGATAAATCTCTAGCTTGTCTTCTTGTTAAACGAACTCCATTAGCAGCTTCTGTTACTTCTCCACCATCCTGATTCATAGGAATGTGAGCAACAGTACCTTTACCTTCAGGGTTTTCAGTAATTACATAAGCCGTATAATAAGGCTCTGGAAGTTTTTCAGGATTCCAAAGCATTCTACTCTGATTTGTAGTATTGTTTAATCTGGCTTGAGGAGTTGGAGATTGAACCGTCCAATCGCGAGGTTCTTTTCTTGATTGTATATAGGCAACGTCTTCTGGTCCATTAATATAGCCAGAGAAAACTCCTTTTTCATTATAAACTCTGTCAGGAAGATTATAAAATCTATTGTTTAATAAACCTCCGTTTTGTTTAAGTTTTGTCCCATTACACCCACAATCTATAGAGCTGCCTTTAGCAAAGCGTTTTGCAAGCTTTTGTAACTTGCCACCGCATTTAAACATTTCAGAGCCTGTAGAGAATACAGTAGCAACAGCAGCTTTAATTTCATCAGGCGAAGATTGAGGAGTTAATCCTTTAGTTGCTTCATTTAGTGCCTGAGCGATTCCTTCTTCAGAACCATATTTGTTTATTCCAACTTGTCAAAGTTCTGCCATTTGATTATCGTCAACGCCAAGAATTTTCTGAATACCTTTAATTATATCAGTACCTTTAGTTTTGCCGCCTTTGGCAAACATTTGTAAATAATTCATTCTAATTGATCTTTAAAAGGTCTTTGGTACTAAACAACGCTTCTTG